TCAAAACTGCGCCAATGCCGCCTCAAGAGATATCGCAGCATCAGTGCTGTTGATAAAGTGCGTCACCCGCCTCATAACCTCAGCCTCTTCAGCTGCATCACCTTCGATCGCTTCGCCGTCATCCGTGATTAACGCTTTCCCCCTAAGCTTCGCAAACTGCGTCCGACCTCCGGACAGAATCAACAGCGCATCACCCTGCTGTGGGCGCGTGACCGGGACGATGATCGCATAACCCGCCGACGTCTCGAGGATGCGACTGTCGGGAGTCATGCAGACACTGGCTGGCGTAACCCGCTGCTCTATATAGTCGGTAGCTGGTGAAGGAAAGCCCATGTTTACGCCCTCTCTTGAATGCTGGATAAAAACACAGTATAAATACTGTATACCCATCCAGTAAAGGAGCAATGAGCAATGTTCGTGGAACTCGTTTATGACAAAAGGAATTTTGATGGGCTGCCCGGTGCAAAAGATATCATTCTGGGCGAATTGAGTAAGAGGGTTCACCGGATCTTCCCTGATGCTGATGTCCGGGTTAAACCGATGATGACATTGCCGGCGATCAACACTGACGCCAGCAAGCACGAGAAGGAACAGATAAGCCGAACTGTTCAGGAAATGTTTGAAGAGGCTGAGTTCTGGCTGGTTTCAGATTAAGTGACGGTCTGCCGCAGTCCGTTCTGCATACGACGTGACTGCGGCAATTCATATCACAAGAAAGGCATCACACCCTACTGCCCTGAAGTTCAGTAATTTGTTTCTGCAATGCCTGAATTGCTCCGGTCAGTTTTGCAAGCATTGCGACTTCGTTCAGACTATACGCCCCGACTGGGTTGAGTGGATCAAAGTCTTCTTTCAAACCATCTCCGGTAACACACTCGGGTGATACTTCAACAAGGTCGTTTGCAATAAACCCGAGCTTCTCATCAGATTCCGGAATAACCCCGCGCTCTTTATATTTGAATAATGCAGGTTTCCAGCGCAATACCTCATCAAGGCATTGGATGTAAAATGTTGGCGATTCATCTGACTGATAAATTATGTCTTTCTTCAGAAATTTATCTGATGTAGTGACAAGTGACACCTGACCGACGTTAGACGAATCAACCCATGCATTGAGTGAGCCGTTCCAGTGAAAATTCCAGACGTTTGATGTTGTCGCCCCACTTTGCCCCTGACGTGAACGATACCCCCCCGCCGCATCCATGACGCTGACTAAATAAATTCCATTCGAGCTCAGCTGCAAGCGATCAACGCCGGCAGTCCTCATAATCATCACATCTGATGACTGGTATATTGATGCGGCACCTCCATCAAAATTCATTATCCCGGTAAAACTCGGAAAATGTGAGTCTGCCTTTTTATTCAGATCTGTTTTATCAGCTTTGTCACCCACACTATTGATTAATTTTTTCGCTGATGGCCCTGTCATCTGGCTGTTGTCTGGAAGCGTGATGGTTACATCGCCGGTAGCGGTGAAGAACTGCTGCCAGTTCTGTTTATCGTAGTTCAGGCCTCGAAGCGCTTCTGTGCTCTGAGCCACCAGCGCCGCGGTGACCATATTCAGCGCCACACGAGGAACAGCAGACCAGGCCGCACCAGATTGTGTTGGCCCGGTGAAATCGCTGACCAGCGTCAACGCTGTACCGCTTTCCACGGACTTAATCGGGAGCGTATAGGGAACGCCTCCGACAGTGACAACAATAAAATCGCCTGCCGCCACCTCGGTGGTAAATGCGGTCCCGCTACCAGCGACCGCATCAGAGTTATGCGTCAGGGTTAAAGTTCCTGCTGACATGAATACCTCCAGAATTCAGATAATAAAAAACCCGCCGGAGCGGGTTATTTTTGGTGTTTCATTGAGGGCAATTCGAACTGGTGAAGTTATTTTTATTCACCCATCGCCAGTTAAAGGGATAACCGGCCCTGTACTCAGTCTGATTAGCAACTTTTCGCACACCGTAAATCTGCACTGACTGGGGCAGTCCACCAGCCACTATCTCAGCCTGACAAACCGGTTTCTGTTTCTCCAGAACAGGTCCTGAACATGCAGAAAGCACCAGACAGGCAATAACGGGAATAATTATATTTTTCATTTCGACACCAGAGTTAATTATTTAAACAAAAAAATAACCAATGGCGTTGAATAATAAAAATAGTTTTAATAGATCAATATTCTTAAATTGATCGTTTAAATCGATCGGTTTAATCATATGCGGCTGTGTTTATCGCCGTTATCACAATCCCGCTATTCGTCGTTCCGACTGAAGAACCACTTGCTGTTGTTGATGAAAGTCCTTTTATTCTTGTTCCCGCACCTTCATTGAAGCACCCCGTTCCCACATCCACAGGCTGGATTATTGGTTGTCCGCCAGGTGCTGAACCAGCATGCAGAAGAACAGACCCCAGCCCCATCGGATTTACAGCCCATTTGCCTGTCATGTATGTATCGATGTTAAGCCCACCCGTTGCAGCGCCAGGTGAACCTATAGTTGTAAGGTCGCTTAATACCCGGGACTCATTCGTAAGTACCAGTGTCCCTTCGGCATCCCATATAGCCACACCCCAGGCCGGAAGCGTAAGCGGATATATGGCAAAAAAATAGGCCTCAAGGACAAAAGCCGATCCCCTGTAATTAGACGCATCAACACTGAACGTATTGCCACTTTTTGAAGCTGATATCTTCGCCGGGGCGCTGGTTCGTGCAAATGCAATCCCTCCCTTCTGACCGTCGATAGTAACGGACGCCGAAGCACTGTTAAAATTCCCCCCAAAAGTTGAGTTTACCGTTACTTTTCGGTAAAGCGTCATTGGTGTGGAATCAGGCGTGATAAAAGGGTTCCCGTTTGGTAATGAAATCAATGCGCCATATTTAGCCATCTACGCAGTCTCCGCAAAAACGATTAACTGCACTTTGACTGCCGGGTAATCATTAATCCCATCACTACCTGAAGGCTGTATTGTTATGGTGTTTCCAGATGCAATAATATTTCTTTTATCTGTGTAACTTATTGTCCCTTTATCCTCCAGAGTACCAACCGCAAAACCGACCTTTAAACCGGGCTCGAGGTTGAACTGGTAGCTTCCCGTTTTCTGACCTAAAGCAAGATCGATGATACCCACCACAGTTACAGGTTTAATGCCATAGTTATTCGGGACACCGTTAGCGTCCCATGTCTGAATTCCCCATGTCATCAGAATACCCCTGTTAATTTGCCAATCTGCACGCGGAGAACCCCATTACTATCTTTAACGCTGTAATTGAGATTGGTCATTTTCGTTGCACCCTCCCCGGCAACCGCCCCATTCATTTCAAACGTCCCGTCTGATTTCATAATGGTGCCGGTTTGCCCCTGCACATAATTAGCGGACCGCAGCTCACCAATTTTTGCCAGCGTGATTTGGCTATACTGAATAAAAGCATCGCTGATAAATACCTGACCGTTGATGACAGCAAACGGAGAATATTGTGTATCGCTACTGCCACTCATCAGGACGAACTGATTAGCGTTAAACCCGACGCGGGTGACTACCGCCTTACCCGCTTCCGCCAGCACCGCGATCGACATCCCGGCGTTATACATCACACCGTTTATTCGAACCCCGGTTTTAAGGGTGTAAATCGCAGATGCACCAGTAGCATCAACCACGGCGGTTAGCTTATCTTCCAGCGCGGCAATCACATCATTGAACTGCGCCTGCACCTGGGTGGACATCTCCGCCATCGCCTGATTCACATCAGCGATGGTCGTTTTGACCACCAGAATATCCGCGCGCACTTCGCCATACTGCGCCCACTGGTGTTCCACGGTTGCATGGTTGGCCAGCGCATTCTGCAACGCGGCTTCCAGGTTGGTATCAATGTCGCTTGTCAGGCGGTCACCGTCTGCAGAAGTCAGGAAGTCATCAGCAATATCGCCCAGGTAGTCGTCAGCATTCGCGTTGGATTGGCCACGAACCCAGTCGGTCCAGCCTGATTCATTACCCGTTCTGTCTACCAGCTGCGCGCGGTACCAGAATTCCTGCCCCGCCTTCAGCCCCAGTTGGGTGTATTCGGCAGACGGATAAGGCACATCCGACAGCAAAAGAGGATTAGAGAAATCACTGTTCGCGGTGTACTGAATTTCCGTTTTCAGCGTATCCCCGGTATTAGCCGGGAATCCCCAGTTCAGGCGAATCCCCCAGTTGATCGGCGTTGTCGCAAAGCCGACAGGTTTCGGCGGATTTCCCACCTTGCCCGTTAGCGTTTTCTCTTCGGAGTAGCCCCAGCCAGAGGAAATTTCAGCGGCATTAATGGCACGCACACGCACGAGGTAGCGCCCTGCATAAATACCAGAAACATCGAATGACGTGGTGGAGCTGCGCGGCACGTTTACCCAGTTACCATCATTGCGGCGCCACTGTGCCTCGTAGGCGATAGCATTCTGCGCCTGGTCCCAGCTCACACGCATGGTTTCGACGCTGATATTCTGCTGCACCACTGAAAACGAGCTGATCACAATGTTAGCCGGCGGCGACTGGTTACCCGGCGGGATTACACTCACCGGCCGCTGGTCAATGATGGCTCCGGTATCGATACGGGCATATTTATCCGGGTCATGCCATGCGCCAGTAATAGAAAAAGTGCCATCATCATTATCGGAGACGCTGACAACTCGATACTGCTGGGCGTAGAGCTCGTCTGACTCAACCACCCATACAGCTTCGGCCTGTGGTGTCTCACTGTATGCCGTGGTGACTGTGATAAATTCCCCGTTAACTGCCTGAATGGTCCTGCTCTGTGACGCTCCTGAAGGAAGGTTGAGAATCAGTCGATCGCCTGCTGCTGCATCAGCAACGCGGTCAAGTTTGATAACGCGACCATTAACGGCGCTGATGCGCCCCCCCATAACTTTGCCGGACAGAAGCTCGTCTGATACAGCGATGATGTATCCCGGCTGCGGAATGTTTCCGTCCAGGCCAACATCAAACGAAACAACGCGATCCTTATTGTTGGTGAGAATACCCCAGCGCCCCTTTCGGTTCGCTTCTGATTGCCGGGTGCAGCCGATGGCTGTCATTTCCAGCTGATTAAATCCGTACCGGGCCACCAGAGGCTGCTCAAACACCGGCTCCATCGCATCCGCATAGGCGTTACCCGGATCAGACCAGGAAACCAGCGCTGTGGTATACCGCGTTTTTGTCGTGCTGCTGGAATAGGTAAAGCGTCCGTCGATAACGTTAGCGCGGGTGTAAGCGTAATCCACATCTCTCGGCATATCGGCAAGCGCAACAATCTGATCACCGCCCCAGTACGTCATACCCCGGAATATAGCCGCAAAGTCACGCAGCACAGTGTAAGCGTCATTCCTGTCCTGAACATAGACGTTACAGGTATAGCGTGGCTCTGTCCCGCTTCCACCCTTTCCATCCGGTACCGGCTGATCGCAATACTGCGATACCTGGTACAACGTCCATTTATCGATGTTGGCTGCACTCAGGCGATTACCCAGACCAAAGCGATCGGTAATAACCAGATCGTAAAATATCCACGCCGGGTTATCGGTCCAGGCCCACTTAAACGCGCCCTGCCATGTACCACTATAAGTCCGCGTATCGGGGTCATAGTTATCAGGCACTCGGATCACCCGGCCACGTGGTTCACAGGATATCTGTGGAATCGAACCATTGAACTGACTTGAGTCGAATTCGATGTACAGCAGCGCGGTGTTCGGATAGCGCAACTTGGCATCAATCACCTCCGTGAAGCTTTGCAGCGTCATCGTGTCGCCGATCTTGGCGCTGTTTGCGTCAGCGGTAATCTTACGTAGTCGGATTGTCCAGGTGCTGCCAGCCTGCGGTAAATCAATACGGTGGCTGCGCTCATAACCAGACGTCGTTTTGCCGGTTACGCTGGTATTAAGAACGGTTTGCCAGGTCCCACCATCAGTTTGCAGGTCTATTGCATAATTGATGGAATACCCTACCAGATCGCCGTTGTCCTCTTGCTTAAACAGAGAAGGCCATTTCAGTCGCAGGCGAACGGCTGATAGTTGGGTGTTGGTGAAGGTACGCGTCCAGGCTGTTGCGCTTGATACTTCAGTTCCAACGTTGATTTCGTTTTCGGTACCGGGAATGCCCTGAATGTAATTTTGTGCCTGAGTTCCCGCGCGAAATTCCCACGTCACGCCGCTAAAGTTTTTGGTGCCATCGGAGTTTTCCAACGCCGTGCCGTCCAGGTAGATATTTTTTCCGGTTAATTGCCCTGCAAATTCCCCTTCCCCAAGCGCAACGAGGATTTTGGCCTTCGCTACAGATTGCAGATCATCAGGCTGTTCGGTAGGGGTTCGTGAACTGGAACTGCCGCCCTTGCGGCCTTTAATCTGGGTTGCTGTAGCCATATTGCGCCCATAAAAAAAGCCACCATAAGGTAGCCTGAAAGGAAGATTATTTTGTTATTGCTGGTCTTCGACGTATATACCAGCAGAGATGATCGCCCCGCCAATGCGTCTGCGACCATAAAGCAGCGGGACCGGATAACCTTGTGCGGCAGTATTTGTCACCCCACCGAAAGCATATGAAGCGTGGTTATCTGCACTTTGCTTACTGGCAAGACCTGACGGTTGAGGTGAGAGCATCTGAACAACGCCGCCAAGTGCCATTGCCGCACCAATTTTCATCATAGGCACGCCAACAGCGCCGCCCCCAAAATATGTTGCTACAGCACCAACTACAACTAAAGCTGCTCCCAATATGGTTTGTAACACGCCAGCTTTTTTACTGCCTATAACGACAGGAATAATGCGAATAACCTCACCTGAAACAGGATATCCAAGATCAGATTCACTCAGATTTTTTTTACCTTTGAACACCGCATAAGTAAGACCACGCAGCTTACTTGAATTCAGAAACTTTTCGAATCCATTAATTGTACAGCATAGGGCTCTTACTGCTTCGGATGTGCTTCCGACTAATCGATAGTGTTGTTTACCAAATGTCTTCCCAAGAACACCACCTAATTCTATTTGCGTCATAACCTCAGACATAATCGCTCCATAAAAAAACCACCAGGAGGTGGTTTCATTGCACTGTAGTAGGTTTTATATCTACATTGGCATCATTGTCTATATATATTCTGACAGTCTTACTATCATCAGTTTTTATATTTATATAGCGTTCTTGCCTTTCAATTCCGGAGTTACACATACCTTTCCCATCAAATGTAGCTCCGACCGCCCATTCACCTGGAGGCAGATGAAAAATAGCCTTTTCCTTCTGGTTTAAAATTGCGGCTTTCTCACCGTTGATATACAAACTTGCTGCACAGCCTGCAGAGATAAATCCGCTGTCACGCACAACAGTAAGTACACCATCATTCGGATTAGTCTCTTGAAATTTATAGATCTGATTTGCCGGAGCAAGTTTTGCTTTACTTGGAGGAACCACCTCAGTTGAACATCCAGACAATAACGCAATAGACAAGACTAAAAGTATTTTGTTCATATTCCATTCCCTGAGTAAACGTCCATAAAGGTTAGCACAGAGATTTATGCCGTAGAACCTTCATCGTCCGTTCCTGCCAGTAGCCGCCATAAGGCACACGCTGACTCAAATGGCCATAAAGATGGTGGAGTAGCATATTGCCTTCCAGCAGGATCCCTGCATGGTTCCACTTATTAGCCTGGACCTGCATGATGACCATGTCACCTGGCTGCGGCACACCGCTGAATTCACGGAATCCGCATTCATACCAGCAATCGTGGTAGAAGTTTTCGGGATAACTGTCTTCCCACCAGGGATAATCCACGCGGTAATCCGTCAGCTCAATGTCATGCGTTTGCCGGAAATAGCTCATCACCAGCCCCCAGCAATCGAAGTGACCAAGCACAAATGGGCGCTCCAGTAGCGGCAGCTCGCCCCGCGGCTGAATGGTACGCAGATCCCCCTCCGGCCAGCTGACGATGTGCCACGGAAGTAACGTAGCGTCACACTGTGCCTTATCCAGTTCGCTCGCCTGCGTCGTGGCATCCGGGTGGCTGTGGACAATGGCAATCACTGTTCCCCAGTCTTCGGCAGCGGCGTAATCTTCCGGCGACAGGTGGAAATGCTCTGTCGGATCGGTTGCCAGATTACGGCAGGGAATGTACCGCTGCACCCTGCTTTTTTGCACCACTACGCCGCAGCATTCGCGCGGATATTCAGCAGCAGCATGCGCCATAATGGCGTCGATAATTTTCTGACGCATATCAGCTCCTGATCAGGGATGTGCCAGGGAAACCACCGAACGGCAACTCGTTCCCCTCGCCATGTCTCAACTTGCACGCAGTGAGTGTACCGGGGCATTCATCGAGCGATGGATCGTTAACCGGGTTGTTGTGTTTGTCGAAATAACGCGTTCCGGCATAGTCACATCCATCACCGGAGCGGTATTTGTTACGGATACACCAGGTACAAAGCGAATGTAGCTGGCGCGTCGGGATCATCAGCCCCTGCAGGTCCATTGGACTGGACAACGTAAACGCCACCACTTCGTTGGTTTCAGTGCTCTTGGCGTCAATGTAAAACACCTTCAGCTTTTCCTGCTGCGGATCCGCCGACGGGTTGCCCTCCGGATAGTTTTTCGCATCCAGATACTGCGCCAGCGTGTCATGAATCGTGACCTTTGCCTGCAGCAGGTCATCATAAGCAAGACACAGCGCCGTAATGGAACTGTCCAGGTTAGCGACCGACAGCGTCGGCTGCGCGCTGGTCCCGTCGGTCGCCGTCTCAATACCCTCGATCTGGCAGGGCCAGGCTTTATATTCCTGCCCCTGCCACCAGATCGATTTCGCCGGTAGCTTATTGTCATCTCCACCAGCAGCAGCAATTTCATCGGGAGTGTGGGCAATATTGTGGGCGTGGAAGCGGAGAACGTCGGAAACACCAAATGCGGTGCCATCGACATCAAAAAGCCGGACAACATTGCCCGGCTCAAGTTTCTGATAATCACTGTTTAAGCTCATGGTGCAAACGCCTGTTCAAAGGTGGCTGATACGGTTTCCACCGTTTTACTTTTGGTGACACGCTGCAGGCTGTCTGCCTCAACGCGCCACAGCGCAAGATCACCGCCTGGCGGGGTAAACGAAAATGATTTCGTCTTATGGCGCCGCAGGAAAGCATAAATATCCCGGACGGTTTGCGGTTCGCCGGTAAATGAAAACTCATAACTGAGCGTTTCATCATTCATCCCGGCACCTGACACCTGCTTATAGCCATCACCAAACTGCGCCGTACGGATGGTATCCTTACTTTTCAGGGTCGGCTGGCTGGATGCTTTAATCCGCCATGCAAAATGCTCGATCGCCATTACTTACCTCTGTTTTGTTGCATTCCAGATGATGCCACCGGGCCGGACTTCTCTGGTGATACCTTCCCTGATTGAGCTGTTGATCACCTGCTGATAGGCTTTCCCCAGCGCATCGCCGCTTCCTTTCTGTAGACCGGAATCCCCCTGGCCTGTTGTCACCGAAACCGGCGCATACACGCTGATGCCAAAAGGAGAAGCAACGCCACCGCCACTCCCACCGACCAGACCACCAGTCGCATAGCCGCGCATCATGCGATAAAGGTTGCCGACACCGATTCGGTTAGTGGCCTCCTGCGTAAAGACAAACTCTCCACGGTGCACCACACCTGCAGGCTCATATTTGCCGCCGGATCCGGTATAACCACCACCAGCAAAACCCAGCGCTGACGTGGCAGAACTGACCAGGCCAGCCATGGCCTGTTTCATCAGGATCTGCGTCAGCATCGACAACATGGAACGGGTGAAATCTGCCCAGTTTGCTTTACCTGTCGTCAGCATATCGGCCATATTCTGGCTGATACCATCGAATGTGGCTGAAGCAGCGGACTTCATCGAACCATAGGCATCAGCTGCTGAATCGGCATAGTCAGCCCACGCTGATTTCGCCCCGGCCTGCCAGTTGCCGCGGAGCTCGTCCTGTGCGGCATAATATTTCTTCAGTGCATCCAGTTCGTTCTGATAACCCTGATCGGTGTCCGTACCGCCGGCATTCATCCAGCCCTGCCGCAACTGTGCCTCTTCGTTTTTCCGCTGCGCGCCGCGACTGCTCATGCTGCCCCCGGCCACCAGCGCCCGGGTTTTCTCCCCAATCTGGGTAACGTACTTCTGCGAGCTGTCCTGCAGGCGGTTTAACCGTTCCTGGGCAACAATCTGATCGCCCAGCCGGGCATTCACTTCGGCCCGCGCCAGTACCTCGTCTTTGTTCGCCAGCACCGATTTTTCATCGGCGGTCAGCGCGCGCTTTTTGGCGGCCTCTTCTAGCACCGAAAAGCGGGATTGTTGTTTCCACAATTCCTGCCGCTGCTGGCTGATGGTATCCGTGATGCTCTTATGCTCCTGCAGAGTGCGTAACTGCGCCTCCAGCTCCAGCGTCTGCGCGCTGGCAGTATCGACACTTTTTACACCTGCAGGTGTTTTTACCGCTGAAGGGGCTTTGGGTTTCTTCAGCGAGTCGTCGTATTCTTTTTTCGCAGCTTCCAGATTGATGTTGTAGTCAGCCTGGAGGATCCGTCCGTCTTTAAGCGCCTTGTTCAGTTCATTCTGACGGGCCGTGTACTTCTCCAGCGCAGTCTGCGTCTTTGCATAATTCGACTGCGCCTGCGCGGCATACTTCTGGCGGTCAGATTCAATCACCGCCTCGCGGGCGGCGTTATCCTCAGTGGCCTTTGCCACGCTGGCCTGCTGCTGCGCCATTTCCAGTGCAAGGCGGGCAGACTCCCGATCGTTCCAGTAGCTGGCACGCGCATCATCATTGACATAACCATCACCTTTACGCAGATTCCAGATTTCATCCGCCCGCTTAAAGGCCGCTTCCGCTTTGGCAACCATCTCCTGCGTGGTGTCAGGCCGCCCGATATCGAGCGCCGCATCCCACATCGATTTAAAGGCACGCTTCAGGCTGTCGGCAGCAGACTCAATCGACCCCATATTGTCGCGCAGGCTCTTTGTCTGCTCACGAAAACCGTTCGTCGCCGCATCATTAGCTGCCTGCAGCGCCCCTGCTTCATCACCGGCGCGTTGCAGTTGCGCCACATAAGCAATCTGTTCCGCGGTAACGTTGTGGAACTGTTGCGCCATAGCAATAAGGCCTGAAGTCGGATCATTCGTCAGTTTGCCAAATGCCGCTGCCACCTTGTCGACCGGCACGCCCGACGCATCGGTGAACTTCGCTACCGCCTGACTCATCTCATCGAACCGGGCACCGGCACGCACTCCGGCGTTGACCAGCTCCGTCAGCGCGCTGCTGGTCTGGTTAAACGTGAGTCCCGCCTGCTCGCCGGATTTCGCCAGCACCAGCATGCGGTTTGAGGTCAGCCCGGCAGTGTTACCGGACAGGACCAGCGTTTTGTTGAAATCAGACAGCGTGGACGAGCCCTGATACCAGGCGTAAACCACCGCGCCAGTGGCGGCAGCCAGCGCGCCAACCCCCACCATCACCGGCGATATGGTGCCCAGCAGCGCCCGGAAGGTCGGAATAATACCGCCGAAGGAGTCTTTCACCTGACCGCCCTGCTGCAGCAGGATAAGCCACGGACTCTGCCCACCGGCCAGCTGAGTGGCGATATCCGTAAACTGCGCAGGCAGCATACGCATCGCGGCGTTATACTGGCCTACAGAAATACCGGCCTTCTTCGCTGCGCTCTCCTGGCGGGTAAATGACTGTTGCACTTTCAGGGCAGAGTCATTCGCTGCGTCCCCCGTCTGCTTAAACTGCCGTTTTACGTACTCCATCTGCTCGTTGAACTTTGACGAATTAACGTCAAGGTTCACGACCAGGTCACCCACTGCCGTCTGGGCCATAGCGAACACCTCCTGAAATGCCCTCGGCCTTTGCCATCAGCACAGCGTCACCGGGTTCATCGTCGGCAATATCCTCCGCTGAAGGTGAAAGCAGGCTGAAGCTGGCAGGGGTTGATGTGGTTTTGGGGTCAAGCGCGGTGATAACGATATGCATCAGCGAGGAAAAATGTGCATCCAGTTGCACATCATTAAAAAAATTGTCCTGGTAGAACATTCGCCAGTCGGCGTATTCCGTTGACGACATACCAGCAAGCATGGCGCGCCAGTCCGGGCGGCGAAATTCACGCGCCAGTTTCAGGACGAATGTCAGCTCGCTGGCGAGGACTTTTCCAGACTGACCGGCTCAGTCACAGCGATATCCTCTGGATCATTCGCTTCCTGCAGCGGCACCATGCCGGATAACAGCTTCACGCTGTACTCTGCTGCGGAAACAATCTCCAGCGGCCAGGTCATCAGCACTTCATTCTGGATCTGCTCAACGTCTTCTTTCGGCGTTTTGTGCGTCCCTTTCAGGGGATGTCCATGCCATAAAGACATGGCCACCAGCAGTGCGCCGGATTTAATCGTCATATCCATCGCCGCCTGCATGTCGGCATCAGTGATACTTTCCAGCGTCTTCAGGTGTTCAAGATGCTCAATACGCTGCAGCGCCGACAGTTCGTAGAGCGTGACGGTCTTACCGTTGCGTTCGAACGGCTCACTTTTTAAAAACATGGGTTACTCCAGAAAGCGGGGCCACAAGCCCCGGAGGTCAGGAAATGGTGACTTTACAGGTCGCGACAAACAGCCCGTCGTTGGTCATCACGATAATGTCGGCGGTTCCGGCGGCAATGCCGGTTACCGTCAGCACCGCACCGGCGACAGTCACCGTGGCTTTACCTGCATCCGTGGTGGTGGCCCGGAAAGATTGATCACTCGCGCTGGCTGGCGCCACGGTGACATTCAGCGTGGTGGTGGCAGCAACCGCAACGGTGGTGGTCGATTTATCCAGGCTGACGCCGGTTACGTCTATCACTGCAGCAGCGCTGTCTTCAGCAAGACCTGGCTTGCCGTTGTTACTGATTTTGACAGAACGGGTAATGGTGTCTTTTGCCGTCACCGTTTTACCCAGGCTGCTTACCCAGCCACGGAATACATCGATGGCGCCATTCGGGTATTTGATTTTGTACGCCAGCACGGTACCGTCATCAAACCAGCGAACCAGATACTGCTGCCCGCTCTCGGCAGGTTTCCAGGCCAGCGTAAAACTGGCCTCCCCCGCCGATTTCTGTCCCTGCGCGGTAGCAGTCCAGTCGGCATCATCGTCATCCAGATAGGTATCATCGTTTGATTCGGCAGTCAGTTCACCGGGCTGCAGATCTTTAATCTTTGCCAGGCGCGTCCAGTCAACATCCGATAATGGGTTGGCGAAGGCGTTACCCGATCCGGAATAAATCCAGAGCGTGGTGGTGGCACCCTTTACCGGCGCCAGTGGGTTTGGTGTAGTCATTACGTCCTCACATAATGTAGCTGATGGAATAACTGAGGTCGGCAGATCCCCACGTCATGGCCTCTTCATCGCGCTGATAGTCATACCCCTGAGCCGCCATCAATTCGAGAAGATTTGCCAGTTCGGGAACATCAGCCATTGCCGGATAGATGCGGTCCTCCATCCAGGAATCCAGAGCACTGTCTGTAGCCGTGGCTTTCAGAAACACCTCAACATGCAGCACGGCTGTCCACATATCTTCATCAACACTTTCATCCGAGGCTCGGGCGTCAGAAAGGTAAACCGCAACCGCCGGAAGATCCTGCTCATCCAGAAACCCAGGACGACCATCGAACCATGTCACTGCATCTGAGATATTGCGCTGGAGCGCGGTTAGTACGGCTTTCCGGATATCACTGTTTTTCATCGTTTAAGGATTAGCCTCAGTTGGTTAGACAGGTTCTGTCGCATAATTTGCGGCATACGTTCGTCCATAAGTTTTGGCACTTCATCCCGGAATGTCTCGGTCAGGGGAATTGCTAAGGGAATACTGACCACTTCAATGGGGTACCGGCTCTTCGTGGTACGCCGCAAGACATGCCAGCGACCGCTTGCCAGTTGCTGAATAAAGGCCCCAGGAAAACGAAAGCGCCCCACACGCAGCTCACTGTTCGTGCCTGGCTTATCGCGTTTACGCCGTGACAGACGCATGCTGGATGGCCCCAGTTTGATAGCGGGAAGATTACCGCGGTTTATGCGAATCAGCGCGCGCGGTTTCGCCACCGTCGCCCGACGTACCCGTGCACGCTGCCTGACAAGTTTTCGGGGGACGCGGGTTGATTTCGCGACAGTGGACACGCTGCGATTGACCGCCTGTGTGGCGATACGGTTCACCGTCTGGGCGGAAGCGCGCGGTACAGCTTTTTTACTTATGCTGTTCAGGTTGGCAATGGCCTGCTCCAGCCCTTTAATCGACATATTCCCTCCTGCTTACTCGATAAAGATGCGCGGTTTGCCGTTAAAGCGTTCGTGACGGGTAAGATGGAATTCCTCCCCTTCAAAAATCACCACGTCATTACGACGGGGACTGTATCCTGAGGTAAACACCACCAGCGATCGCCCTGTTCCGCTCAAAGGCCCCATTTCTTCCAGAAACTCAGCCGGAATAACAATCATGGGCTCCCCGTTGATGATCGCTGGCTTGCCCATTTTGTTTACCGTGACCGCATCCATGCGGCTGACAAGTCTGTCAAAGGGATTAAGCATTGATTTTCACGGCTACAATTGCGGAACTGGCAGCAGCATCTTCCCAGGCTACCCCAGCCAGATCGGCTCCTGTCGCGTCGTTCTGCACTTTGCCATCTTTGATATGAACCTGCTCACCGATGGTGATCGCATCGGTAGTCAGCTTAGGCAGCAGGAAAACCCCTTCGGCAAAACCGTCCCCCGTCTGGCCTGCCGGAATATCAGTAATGGCAATCGCCACGACTTTCCCCACCATCACCGGCGAACCACTCAGGATCGCACCGCTGCCCGTGTTGGCAATCTCAATAGTTTTGCCATGCTGTACAAAATTCTTCGCCATAAATTCAGTCTCCAACCAGCCCCGTACGGGGCCGAATTCAGATACAAAAAAAGCCCTTATGGGCTGTGATGTGCTGCTTGAGTGGAAGGGATTATTTCCCGGTTGATTTCGCCAGGCCGCGATAATCCAGAGGAGATACACCGGCATCGATGCGCACTTTGGTGGCAATACCGTCGGTCGTGAAGCCTTCCTGCTGATCGATATACGGAGTATCAACGCCGTTCAGGTAAGCCACTTCGATGGTGTCCGTGCCCTTAGCGGCGGCCAGATACCAGGCGCTGGTGTCTTTGGCGTCAAGACGCGGCTCCGAGATAACTTCAGCAAAGTTCTGAATTGGGTTCATGATACCGGCGTTGATATCCGCCCCTTTCACACTGGCAGACTTGATCGTCTGGTTTGCCAGGGTTTCGAGCGCGACAGGCACCAGCATGAATGCCGGGCGAATATTCAGGGGACGCTCACCCTCGTTCTGCAGACGCATCATCTTGCGCGCTTCATCAAGGCTGGCTACAGAAATCGCGCCTGCGGAAATATTACCGTGATCAGCATGGAACAGCGGCTTACCATCAGACAATTTCGCGTTTTCGGTCAGAACGGCATACACTAGGTCGCCAATCGTCCCTTTTGCTGCACGGCCCATCTTCATCGGTACATCGGTTAACTGATTCAGATCGTCGTTGATGATCGCCTGACGGGTAATAGAGAAGATTTCGCCGTAGGTGGCCAGCGCGATGCTTTCACCTTTATCTTTGGTGGTCACATACTTATATTCAGCACCTTCGCGTACCTGACGCAGGGATGAGAAGCCGCCCAGACCGACACGATGCGCCGTTTTAAAGTCAGACAACTGGCCTTTCTTGGTCCACTGCTCAAAAGTTTCTGCCGCTTCCTCCCAGCCCTGCAGTAACGCTTTATTAGCAACGTCGAGCAGGATATTACCGAAGTCAGACGTGCTGTGCGTCAGTGCCATACCGACCATTTGCATCGGGTTATAGCTGGAAACGCCGATGCCGCGTTCGGTCAGTGCCATACGGGCATATTCGCGCAGCGTCATGCCGTTATAGACGTTGTCCCGCTCCAGGCTCTCGAAGCCCGCGCGCGCCATCAGTGCCTGGCGAACTCCGTCGCCAACAAAGTTACCGTTCCCGGCGTAAATGTGCGCATCCGTGGTTTTATTCGACGGTGTTGCATTTTTGCCCAGCGCCGCCAGCAGTTCATCTTTAGCCTGAGCCACTGTGCATTCCGGATCCGCGATGCATTTATTCTGCAGCTCATGATGCTTGCCGCCGAACATCGCAAAGAGATCGTTGATACCATTTACGCGGCTCTTTTGCTCGGCGAGAACCTGAGCACGGATTGTCGCTTCATCTGATGCTGCCGGCTGAGGCGTAGTCACCTGCGGCTGAGGTTGTTGTGGCTCACGCGCAGTGGTATTGCGCGGTGGGGTGATCATGTTGCGAATGCTGTTTGGCATCTTTTCAAAATCCTCGATACGTTTTGATTGAATACAGGCCATTGCCTGCAGAGAGGTAGTGACCTGATCGGCAAAGCCATGCGCTAAGCATTCTTTACCGTCCATCCAGGTTTCATCGTCCAGCATGGCGGCGATTTCTTCGGTCGTTTTTCCAGTTTTCTCCGCGTAGGCAGGGATCAGGACAGACTCGACCTTATCCAGCAGATCGGCATAATCCCGCATGTCGTTGGCATCACCACCCGCAAATCCCCATGGTTTATGGATCATCATCATCGTGTTTTCCGGCATAATTACCGGGTTGCCAACCATCGCAATCACCGAAGCCATTGAAGCTGCCAGACCATCAATGTGAACGGTGATCGCCGCGCCGTGATGCTTCAGGGCATTAAAAATGGCGATGCCATCAAAGACATCGCCACCGGGCGAATTGATGTGAAGGTTGATATGGGTAATGTCGCCCAGCGCCTTAAGGTCATTCACAAACTGGCGCGCCGTCACCCCCCAGTAGCCGATCTCGTCGTAGATATAAATATCCGCTTCGTTGTCGGCGCTGGCCTGCATACGAAACCAGGAATTACTTTTTGCGCTGGCTTTCGGACGGTGGTGCGCCCGGTTCTTTGGCTTCGGCACTTGTGCCTCCTTTGTCATTAGCAGGGTCAGTGTCAAACACCAGCCCCATCTCTTTGTTTTCGTCGATCTCTGCCTTCCGGCGCGCCTTCACATCGTTCGGGTTACGTCCGCTGGCGCGGACCCAGTCGGATTCCGTTGCCGCTCCGCCCCGGATCTGTAACTTCCAGGCATTGGCCTCTTTAACCGGATCGATCCACGGCATAACAGGGCCGGAATACACCGCCGAGTACAGCGACTCCATATCCAGACCGCGGGGTAATTTAATCTCGCCAGCGGCCACCGCCATTTTCAGCCAGGCGCGGTACATTGGCCGGGTCACCGCGCCAATAAACCAGTCCTGTAAAATGAGATAGCCATCTGTTGATTCCACCAGTTCCTGCCGCTGCGCGCTGTAGGTGCCGTTGTAGTTCCTGGCTGTGCTTGAAAAGCTGAGTCGGCTGCCTGCTGCGACAGCGCGAAGTTGCCCATTACGGAAGGTTTCAAGGTTAGGATTGGGCCTGTCAGATTTCACCATGCCGATATCTTCACCAGGCTTCAGATCGTCATAAATGATGCCTGGTTGAATCATCACTTCCCGATCATCATCATCGGAAGAACTGTTACTCTCTTCGAAGCTTTGCCCGTCTCCCTTTTTGATGTACATACCCAGCGCAGCAGCAATACGTGCGGCGGTGAGCTCAGCATCTTCATACTCTTTAAGTGCGCTCAGACGCATCAGTACACCGGATAGCATCGATACGCCCCGGGTCTGGTGCAGACGGCGGACAAATTTAAGATGCAGCATGTTTTCCGCATCCACTTCTTTGGTATCAAGCTGACGGCCTGAAACGGGCAGGCTTTTATAAACCTGATATTTCCTTGGTCTGCCCCAGTTGTCGACGAATACCCCCTGATTAAGCTGGCTGGCAGCATCGCTGTTCATGGGAATAAAATCTGGTTCAAGCGCTTCAAGCCAGAAAGGGATACCGGCTGCTGGCGTAAGACCATTCCCGGTTCCACTGACAAGCTGGGCAAACACTTCGCCATCCCGCAGCCAGGTGCGCAACATCAGGCGCTCAAGCATCGGGCGGGTAAACTGGTTCGTGACATCAGGCCTGACAGACCATTCTGCCCATTTATTACGGATCTGATCTGCCAGCTTTTTGGCGATTTTACCGTTCATCAGTTTGGGATGGGGTTCAACAATAATTCCGGCTTTCCCAACCACCCGCTCTTCCAGCTTATCGAACACCCCAATCACCAGATCGTGATTGTTATCGAGCCACCGGGCCTGCTCCCGCAGTGATACCGCCCCCATTTTGCTGAGCTGATCAGCTGAACGATTTTCACGACGCCCTTTGTGCGTTCTGGTCGGGGTAACGGCTTCATATGCCCTGATTTTCGCGCGCGCCTGCAGACGGGCTGCTTTCCAGCCTGGCGAAAAGACCCCAATCGCATCATCTAAAAGGCTCATTCAAACCTCGCCAGTCGGTAACCGGGTCGCCCGCGGCGATGAGAAATAAGAGAAGAGAGCCGACGCTCCCACTCCTGACGCCCTTTTCGGATTTCAGACAGGTTCTCCATCGTCATTTCCTGCCCATTGAAACGGATAGTTTTACCATCCAGCACCGCCATTTCGGCTTCGGTATATCGCTGGATCATGGCTTCAATATCAACACGGTTCACAACCATCCTCCTGATGTACTCCAGGGGTTAGAATCATCGGTTACGGGCTTCTTCCGCTTCCGTTTTTTGGTGGGTACTGGTTCTGGTGTCTGGGATGCCGCTTCGCCAGCTTCCGGCGGCGCGTTCTCCAGCCAGGTTTCCCGCCTCGCCCACTCAGGAGCAGCGGGCCATTTGATTTTCTCGTAGCCGTGGAGGATGGCGAGCGCATCAGCGTAGACCAGCAGGTCAAATGCTTCGTTTGCACCACGTCCCGGCTTACTCCATTTGCCATCAGTCGATCGCTCCTCATAGGTCAGTTCATCGTAAAACCAGCTGCCGAGCCAGTCAGGGAAATGCACATAGCCAGGGCCTGGTGAATCACGCCACAAAGCGTTGTTCACCCGGTCTTTCAGAGCATCGGTCTGGATCAAGTAAAGCGGGACATCACCAGAAGCCTGTGCCCTTCGGCTTGAACGTCCGGTATTATCAGGAAAGGTTCGGGAGATAAGTTTGGATCGGCGGACACTGTCGCCTTTGAACAGGTAAATCTGTTTTCCGAGTCCTTCACGACGACACTTACGCCAGAATTTATAAGCGTTGTCGGTCACACCATCCTCACCGCCGGAGTCAACGGCCATCGCCATCAGCCGCATACACCTAGTCGGATCCGATGCCATTGGCCAGGCTTTGTTAAACACATCGGTCAGCAATAAATCCCAGTCTTCCGGATAGCTTGCCGGGTCAATCTGCTGGCTCTCGCCATTGGCGTCATAGCGCATCGACTGCCTGATATTGTAGCGGTCCACCAGCCAGCGCTCTCCCATGCTGCCGTAGCCAGTAACCTGAACAACAAAACGCCGGTTGCGCCCCGCCTGAACATCGACGGTCGCCATAAGGAAACAAACCCCGTCCGGAACAGAGCGCTTTGGTACAACCTCCGCACGCTGCTCAAGCAGTTCACTTTTGCGCTGTTCCATGCTGGAGCGAGGAAGATACGGACGCCCAAAGTCGGTGTTGATTACCGTCTTCAGTGCTTCCTCGCTGCCAGTGGCCTGATAGTCCTGCTCAGCGGTAAGAAATTTATAGATGAGCTGCGCCCAGGTCTGGTACGCGGCGGCAGGGCCTTCCATCCAGAAGGAGGCAATGCGCGAGCGTCGCCCTTCCCCAGTGATAACACCATCGTTGTCGATGGTTTGCCCATCCCGCAGCCACTTCCCTTTCATATTGAGCGAACGCTTCATATCCGCAGTGATGTGCTCTTTACAGGCAGGGCATTGAAGACAGGCTTTCTCGCTGGCCTGAACAGGGTCCGCGATATCGCGGTAACCTGTCATATTGTCCATTTCAGGCTGGAAATATTCACCGCAATGTGGGCACGGCCAGTAAAGGCGACGGCGATCACCACGGTTGTACAGCGACAGAATCCCCGTTGAAGGAGGTGCTTCATGCGGTGAGCTACGGCGCCATTTTGTGTCACGTATGTCGCGGCCCGGCGAACTCTCAACCAGTGTCATACCTGACGACATGAACGTTGTTGTTCGCTTTGATGCCAGTGAAAAGGCGTCACCTTCCCCGTCAATGTCTTCCGGGAAACGGTCATAGTCGGTCAGTGCCACGCATTTATAGTCCGATGAGGACATGATATTGACCGATGGCCAGCCGATTTTCAGGTAGTTCCCGGCGCGAAACGTGCGGTCATATACGTTGTTATCATTACGCCGCGGGCTCAGTCGGGCTTTCACTTCAGGGCTGCAACGGAATGTACGATCAAGACGCTTTTTGGAGTGCTCGCGCGCCTTTTCCTCAGTCATCTGAATCAGGAGCATATCAGCCGGATCACAGACAACGTTGTAAACAATCCAGCCATCAATCAGACCAATGGTTTTACCCGTTCGCGCCGGACCAACAAACACTACCGCGTCATATTCACGCGATGCCAGGCAGTTCATCGGTTCAATCACGTAAGGTGCCAGATCCGGATCCCATGGAACGGAGTTACCCGCCCCCATCGGCACGCGCATATAAGTACTGACCGCATCGGCCACCTGCATTCGACGCGGGGCACGTAAGATACCGGAAACATCGCGGCGGATGCCTCTGGCGGATGCCCGCTTTGCCATCAGTCCTCCTCTGGCTCTTCCTCCTCTGCTTCAGCGTCCTGCACCCTCTCCGCCATCTGATCGCGCAGGTCATCAATAACGCTCTGCACGCGAGAAACCGCAACAGGCGTTAATGCACAGTCACGCTCAAGTACATCAGGGAGGGTTTCAAGTACCATGACGACGGCTTTCGCCATCAATGAGAATTCGCGCGCCACTTCATCAGCGGGAATGAGCTGCCCCGTATCCTGCTCAAACTTGAGTCGCTCATTCTCCGCTTTCCAGTGGGAAAGCCTGTCCGATGGCAGCATGTCATCGATATTGGCTGACACAGTGGGGATCATCAGTTCGGTCAGAATGTCGGTGATCAGGTAAAGCTTTAATTTGCTGTTGCTACCTGGTGCCGGTTCAATATTTTTCAGCCTGGCGGCGACCGTCTGACGGTGTACGCCAGTGATCCCCGCCAACTGGTTGATATTCAGTTTTAAAGTGGCAATTTCCTGGTCCATGATGGTGAACACTTTTTAAACGATTCGACATCTGCACGAAATCGCCTCCAATGAGATCAATAACCTGCGCAAATGATGATGATGACCTTAGATCTGAAAAACTAGCCGTTTTCCGCGAGCACGCCGCCTCGTGGCTGATCGCCCCCCCCCGGAGTACCTCATTAAATGAGAGTGCATATCATTTAATAATTTTTTGATGACGATGAACTAGAAGCCAAGGCGCACGCGACCTTCAGAGTCATTCCGATTAGTGGTTCTCCATGCCGACCCGGCTAAGGGATTGTCATCCGTACTGTCTTTTAGCTGACTCGTCAGCTTTCCGGTCTTAGACAGGTAAAGACGTGCACCGCGCTGCTAGGTCTCGGATGCGACCTTCGGCAGATTGAACACACCTGACATCATAAGCACACCTTCACCGCCATCTGCGATGTCATGCTGTACAATACCGATGATGGAACCAACAACAACAGGTTGACCTGAAACGACAGCATCTCCAGTTCTATTGTGCCAGCCCATGGTTGTTCCGTCCTGGTAATAGTTCTTTGTCATTTAGATAGTCTCTGTTAATGAATTAAATCGGAAAGATACAACACAGATGTCTATTGCGGATAGTAATCTGCATAAATTATCTAACAAAATTTAATTTATATAATTTATTAAGCCAGAATATAATGGCTCAATAAATTAGATTGAGAGAAGCTCGTCAAACCAAATTAAAATATAGGAAATGTTTTATGCTAACCCATCCTTATATAACTCTGCCAAGTACAATAAGTTTGCATTTTTATTTTCAGAATTCAACATCTCCCCATATTTATCCGTAACTTTCACAAACCCTATCCCTGCAGTTAAAAGACCTAAACCTGTTACTAAAGGGTTTGATACATCAGCTATAGCTGTTAGCGCACCAAGTACGGTAGTCGTAAAGTCCTTTGAGTTAGGCATTTCTAATTTCATGCTATATCGGTCAAAAGAAAACCCTTTATGCATTTCACTGATTCTATTGATATTCTTAAGGCTATCATTAAAATCAGCATATGCTTTTTTCTTAAATAATGGCTCATCTGGTGCACTGGCCACATTCTCATATAGCTCATCCAAATAATTATGCAATGAGTTGAGAGCATCTCTATGCTTTGTTTTAAATTCTAAAACTTGCTCTGGCCTGACATATTTAGATGGAACTGGTAAGGCATTGAACAGTTCAAATTGTAAGTTTCTAAAATCATCATGTTTTGATGTCGGGAGATTTAAATTAACTCCAATTTGGTGTAGCACATACAGACAATCTAGATTATCACGCTGCATTTCCTCAAAAATTCTTAATTGTTGAGCAGGGAATTGTGTCGGGTATAAATCAGTGTTATATCCAGTACTAAACAATGGTCGTGTGATAACTCCCAGTTTAATTAATTCTTCTTCGTTTGGAAGCACATATCGAAACTCTTTTGAACCAGGAATAATTATCTCATCCCAATATAAGGAATAGTAGTTAAGATCAGTTTCACTAAGCCCTGTGGTTTGCATAAAACCGCCACCAGCAAGAACTTCAAACCCCATAGGGGATGCAACAACACCTCTTTTCATTGCGACACCTTCTCATTCAATTTGGTCTCGCCATTAAAACATACTTACAACCTAGTAAAAAACCTAGCAAACTCTAATTATTAGAATTGTTGTAAAAAATACATAAAGCGCCAAAGATCTTTCTACTACGCTTCATAACCATAAAAATTAACTTATGCTTAACGGGTTGGATTTCTAACCACCTGATAGCTTCCCTGTCGTCGTTACAGCGCACCAGATATTGAGTCTGCCCAAGCCTGCAGAGCCTGCAGGTCGAGTTTCATCTTCCCGCCACACTGTCCGGAATAAGCGATATGCTTATCATCCCGGTACAGGACGGCCATGTCGTTCAGCTTATTGCGTCCAGCCAGATCGAGAAACTGGTAAGCCAGGTGTGGCTCGGGTGATTCGATGTAAGGCAGGTGCCAGTTACCAGCAATCGGCCAGGCGTCATCATCCCACAGGAAGATATGCTCACAACCTGCATCCATCAGCGCGGAAAGGCTGGCGTTCTTTGCGGCCACAATACCGAGTGATGCGCTATGGCGAAGCAGCTGCACGCCGTCGGGAACTACCGCTGCAGCTATTGAACCATCATCGACAACCACCACCAGCGCCCCGGCGGGAAGATGCTTCATGTGTTGTTCGAGCGCTCGTTTTAAAACGTCTGCACGCTGATGTGTTGAAATGGCAATACCGATCCGCGATGAAATTGCGCAGGCGGGTGCATACGAGACACCATTAATAGTGACCTGCATTTGATTTTCCTTTTAGGCGTGAGTCTGTCGCACGGCAAAGCCGCCAAGAGGTAACGGTTTACCCAAGCTCACCACTGAAAGACTCTCTTTGATGTGAGCGTGCGATGCGCATGAAATTCCGGTCCGGATACATGTGTTTTTATCAGGATATCCAAACCAATTTGCTTGCCTTATTTTGGTCGTCACCGAAGTAAATCCGTGCAATGGAGATGTGAGCAATGAGTCTAGAAAAATTATTAATCAAAGACAGGAAGTGCGGTACCTGTTCTGTTTGTTGCCATTCGTTACGAATCGAGCAACCTAATCTTAAGAAGCTCGCCGATGTGCCATGCCAGTACCTTAGACCACAAGGAGGATGCTCGATTTATAATGCACGGCCAGATGTATGCCGTACCTGGTATTGCGGATGGCGAATAATGGATGTTGGCCCAGAAATGAGACCCGACCGGAGTGGGGTTCTGATCCGTTTCGATGGCTCCGCACTCTGTTTTCAACCCGTAGATAAAGATCGTGTATCGTCTTTGCTCGATTCAGAGCCGCTGCGCGTTTTGGGTGCCTCCATAGCCAATGGAATGAAGGTTGAAATATCAGTCCCCACGAAGGAAGGGTATTGCTCAGCCAATTTGGACGTTACTGAACTTATGTCAGAGGTCGTTAAAAGTAGAGAGTATGAAAAAATGCGGTCCGCACTACTTGCGGCTATCCAGTTTGCGTCACATTCAAAGACAGACCCTGTAGAACCACTGGAGTGATTAGTCGAGTCGGAGCCCCCTCCGACTCTTTAAAATGGTACTTCTTACAATGCTTAAATTTTTCTAGTAGACTGACTTCCTCATTATTAATCGACACCATTAATGATTTATCAGATCGAACAGTTATTTTTTTCATTGCATGGTTTTCTCTAAATTACTGAGTCCAGCTAGCCTCTTCTGATTTGCAGTTCGCCTGCCACGCTCTGTTGTGAGCCAGAATGTCCCGCTTCGTCTGACGGTCCATCACCTCAATATCGTGCTCTGTGAGATAAATAATGCTTACCCAATCACAGGCAGTGTCCGTTACTTCAGGTTTTGCGGGTAAATTTTTCGCGCAACTCACGGTCAACATCGTCATCAGGAAGATGATTAACAGTTTGCTGTACATCCCTGGCTCCTTTTGTTGTCTCTACCCGGCGTTCTGCAACGGCTTCAGTAGCTGCTGCTCGTTCTTCAGTGCGCTGCTGATCTGCTTTAGCTTCCGCTTTATTGGTGCCTCGCAAATGGCCAACACCAAAACCACCAGCAGCTGCTACCATAATTGCGCCAATAACGCCGATAATGATTTCTACAATGCTCATGCGATCACCTTTGGTTCAAATGAGCGGACGTTGATAGGCTGACCGTATGGGAAAGACCAGTTAAGCCATGTGAAGGTTTTAAGTTCACACATCCCGTCGAACACCTCGCCCGGTTTAATATCGCTATAACTGCAAACGATATGTAATTCGTCTCCCTTCTCCTGCAAAACAACCGTGTCCGTTTCCCAATGTGGAATGAGAAGAACCAGCCACTTAATCATGAGAACACCGATTTTGCTTTGGCGTAACGTGCACGACGGTCGTTAATACCGTTCTGTCCACCATTGATGATCTGAGTGATGCGAACCAAATCGCCGGAATAGCTCAGGCATCCGCTGGTGGCATAGAACCATGCAGCTGACCGTGCTGCGTTGATATCCTTTTCCAGCAACTCAGGATTACTGAGTAAATCCAGTTTTAATCCCGTTCCGCAGCGGCGGTAATTATCAAGACCGGTAATCTGAATCAGCCCACGGCCACGATATTTCCACCCATCGCCTGATGCTTTGTTACCGAGGCGATTGCTGTACACCAGATTTGCAATGGCTGGCTGATTGGCTAGCTGCCCTTTTTCTTTGTCACGCCCAAGCATATATGCCTGATAGTTCGTAATGCGGCGTCCAAAGGTGGTCAGCAGAGCGGCAGGGGTGTAGTTGAAGCTCTCCACCAGCGCGGTAAATCCTGCTGATTCATGTCCTGCCTGAGCGATAAACATTGCCTGGTCTTCGGGCTTAACAATGCCGAACTCTTTCATCGCAGCATCAATATGCGGAAACCAGCGCGAAGCTAACCCGGCGCTTACACCAGCCGCCTGTTGAAATTGTGATTGGTTCATTAATGCCTCAGCGTATCAACGAGACGCGCCACGTTCCCACGAGCCCATAAGACGGCAGCGCAAATAAGAAGGTTTACGATGACCACCATCCAGTGTGACTCCTGGTAGAGGCCGAACAGGTAACGGAAAGGGACGCTGGCATAAACCAGCACAAAGAAGTAAGCCAGCAATGATATAGCGGGGCGATGCCTTGCCCCTTCACGCTGGTAGAACATCAGGACAAGGACGATGACTGCACAAATACCTGCATTCACCATCGCTGACGGATCACTTGTTACCATTGCTGGCCCCTCCTCCACGGAATCGCGAAAGAATACTGAACAGGCTTCCCAAATCCTGACTGTTGAAAAATGTGAGCACTTTGATTGTCATCGCAGCCACTACAACAGCACCAAGTGCGTCTAATGGTCTATCACTGTACCCGGTAGCTTGTGACAGCTTTGAACCAACCAGGCCAGCAGCAAGAACGCCAACAATGAATGACGTCATGAAGTAAGCAATCAATCGTACTCGTGTGATATTTGCCGCTGTCGCTACATAAAATACTGCACCAGCGAATGCGCCAAATACCACGCCATAATCAATACCGGTTGCAAGACCAAATACGCTGGCTCCCATCAGGCCACCAGCCGCGACCGTAGTGCCAGAAACAGGATCGGACATTAAGCCCCCTCTTATTGCTGTGAGTCCTCTCAGAAGCGAGGGGAATAAAAAAGGCCACCCGAAGGTGGCCTTTAATGTGATTCTTTTGCTGAATTATTTCTAAGCGGTAGCGACTACAACCTTACTCAGGAAACCATCATTACTAAGAAGAATGGCTTTCTCGAACTGTTTTGCTTTAAACCACTGCAAATATTTTGTTGCCGTTGAGTTGGCAACACTAAACACTTTTCCGATGAGCATAAAGCTCAACACAACAGGTGCAATGTAAAGCAGGAATGGTAGATTGTTTGCCACCAGAGCCTTATCCATTACTTTTACTGACTCAGACACAGCCTGAAGCAATTCTTCATTTTCACATGCAAACAGCACCTTGGCATGTTTGTTAACTCTTTCTTTGATTTCAGGGTTTCGAGCAAAGTTGATTTCCGCTCTGATCTTGTTACCAATTGTTAACAGGTGAAGTCTGTTGATCGTGTTGTTTAAGCCGTCGTGGATAAGAACAGCTGCTTTCATGTCCTTAGGGCTAAGATTGCCTGAAATAATTTCATTTCGAACTTTATCACGAATTTCGAAGAGCTCATTCCTAAAAGAAAGCCTCAATGATGGCTGCAAAATCCTTTCGTAAATGAAATGAAATGCAGCAAAAGCACATAGCGTGAAAAACAACGCAGTGATCATGGTGCATCCTCCAATTTAATTGTTGTTACTGGTCACTCGTCCCGAGTGGCTGTGACGTTTTTTGTTGCTGCAGAGTTGTCTTCTCTTTTCCTATGCGTTCAGCCTCGCTGCTGAAATCCTTACGCATAATCCTAGCATGACCTGCCCATGCGATAAGTGCAAGTACAAAGAATATCCAACCAAGCATGTTCCAGTTTAGAAGAGATACCAGGATATCGTGAATAACGTCTGGAATTTTCTCATTTGGTACACGAGTAAGCAAGATAACGAGCACTACAAAGACACATAAAGGCAACATCTGCCCTGTAGACATAGCTCTGTTGACAATATCCCTGGTTGCATGCGCCCAAGTGATCTTTGTGATACTGCTTGGCTTGCCGCCAGTTCTCTTATGATTGCCACTCATATTGTTAGTTATAGTCACGTTTTGAAGGGTAATTAATCTTATCAAAATGTGATGATTAAATTCAAAGATTTACATCAATAAAATCTAGTTGCGGCAATAGGTTATAATTTAAAAGGAAAAACCCGCACGATGGCGGGTTTCTTTTTGTTCTGTTGCTCAGTTCGCTTTAACGTCCCGAGCTTAACACAATTTAAGCACTTCCCGCGCAACTATTCAAGTAGAATCTGTCGCTATTTGTGCCGAATGCGTCACACATTGGCTTGTATAGCATCGATTCTGCTACATTTAGCCAAACATCAATTCGACTTTCACAGGTTCGCAAACACCATTCAGGATGTTTTGCATTTAAGTCTCTGGCCATCGCCTTTTTGCTCAGGCGCTTGATATATCGATCTTCAATAAGAGCGTATAACTTCTTATGCCCTGACTGCACAAGGATACCGCTGAGTACAGCGTTGATGGCCAGCGCTTCTTCATCGGTACAGAACGCCAGACCGCTTTTATTCTTCCCTTCCAGAATCTCTTTGAGGAACGCTTCCAGTTCGGGTTTGCTGATACCCGCTTTCTTCATCCGGCGTAGCGCTTCGTTGATTGCCGTTTTGGTGATTTTTCCGGATGTCAGTAGCTGGTTAAACATGTTCCCACCACTACCGCCGCCGATATAAGACCAGCGGCCCCACATGCGCAACTTACCCTGTATCCAGATGCTTTCCAGAGTACGAAGACGAACCATTTCACCAGCCTTGCCAACTTCAGAAGGATTAATCATTAAACTTTCTCCATTTATGCCAGCACGCCAATTGCCAGCGCTCGATCTATAACCCGAAAAACTAGGACCAGTTGGTCATCGTATTTCGCTTCAAATGCCACGGGATCAGCATGCAACTCGTTGTGATGTGCTCTGCACAGCGGTATCACAAACAGGTCGTGTGCTTTTGTACCCATTCCACCCTGCCCGTGGCCAATCAGGTGGTGGGGGTCGTCTGCGGGTTTATTGCAACAAACACAGGGTTGTGTTTTAACCCAGCGGGTGTACGTCTCATTTATCCAGCGGCGACGTTTTGGCCTGAGCATGAAAGACTCCGGAGACTCCGGATCGACGGTTAACGTCAGTATTGGCTTTTGGGTTTCCACATCCAGGCTGTCTGACCGCCGAGCTGGTAACGTTTCAATCGGCCTGACTTTTTCCTGCATAATGCTGGTGGCCGGCGGCATAGGTACGATGTCACTTTCCCGGTAAACAGATAATAATGGTTCGTCTGGCAGCCGTAGTGCCCGCTGCGCCATTCCTTCGGTGACAGCATCAGCGACACCAGATTGAACCGCCCACCAGCAAAGTTCGGCTAAAGAGAGGGAGCGCTCTTTGTTGTAGCCAAGCCCAGCCAGTACGGTATCAATAATCCATTCGGCAACATTGTTCAGCGCAAGCGCCTGCAATCTTTCCGTTGTCTGCCCGCGCAATTTGTTATCGCAGTGCCAGCACACCACCAACGCGCCAGGCGGATGCCATAGTGTCGTTAGCTCGGCATGATGGTAATCAGAAAAAGGGTACTGACACTTTTTAATGCGCTGACGAAGCCAGAACTCAAGCCCGGACATACCACCAGCAGCAGTAATGACCCGTTCATCGGTAAAGAAAGTGTGAAGGCTGGGATCCTCCAGTAGCGGTTGCTGTGCATCGGGGATCCGACCAGACGGAAGCCGGGCCATGTTTTCTGGCTCCCGTTCAACCAGCACGCGACCTGATGCAAACAGGGGCATTAACTCCCGTCCTGGCTTGAACAGCACCACGCCAAGGCGTGGCACCATTTCAGGGGTAAGTAAGGCTCTCAATGCCCACCCCTTATACCGTCAGATCTTTAAATTTCTGTACGGCCTTCCCCATGTCCGCCATAGCATCCACAAACTCATCAAACTTACGGCTTGCCATTCCATAAGCCTGGAGGATTTCAAGCTTCAGAGGATCGAGTTGCTTTTTTATTTCAGCGCGGTCACCTGCCTTTTTTTCAGCTTCTTCAGCGGCACGAATGAGGGCTTCAGCCTGCTTGCGTAATTCTTCAGGGGTCACGGTTGGCTTATTCAAAGTGGCTTCCTTCAATGTCTTCGACGACGCAATAACCGGCGCCACGGATTTATGACCAAACTTAGGGTGATGCAGGGTTGTTGTCCTGCCGTCATCAGTAATGCAGAGCAGGCTGTTTTCGCGGATGATATCGATCAGGTTTTCTTTATCCTTCCGGCTCAACGAGCTATATGCTGATACTTTGTGCGTCAGATGGGTGAGCGTTGCCCCATCAGGTTGTTTTTCAACAAACCGTTTAACCCTGGACAATACAGGCTGAAGGTGCGGAGGGGTCACTCTCACTGGAGACCCCCTGCTAAATCTTTATCGTGGGTAAAACTACCGTTCCAGGTGACCTTCATCGGAAGCTTCCCCTTCAGGTAGTTTTTGTACAGCCAGACAGCGCCTTCACGTAGCAGGACGGGCTGGTAGGTAGTAAAGCTCACCGCAGAGTTTGGCGATACTTTACTGCTTTTCTCGGTGAGGTATTTGTCGCGGGCATACGAACGAACACGCCACTGTGCACTGCGGCCTTCGGGATTGTCGTCGTACAGCCAGTTAGCAGAGACAAGCCAGGCACTGATCTTGGAGGTATTCACACCATTCAAACGCTTACAGAACTGTACAGGGGAAAGCCCGTCAGTGAAGAGACTCTCGAGATGCTCGATATATTCGGCCTGCTGGTGGGTAACTGTTTCCGCGCGCTGCCTGGCTTCAAATTCATCAGCCCATGCTCTCGCAGCCTGTGCCGGATCAGAGAAATTTGGTAATGATGGTGTACCAACTCGCATTTTCGCTTGTTGTTCGCATGTGATGAAATAACGGCGAACCTGACGACCCTTCTCGTTTCTCTCCACCATCGCCAGTTCTTTACCCATATCAATGGTGATCAGGTAATCAACGGTTGGGCGTCCACCGAGGGGGTTCTCGCCAGAATTGGCGTAAACCACATAATCAGTATTTTCAGCAAAACCATACTGACTGATACGCCCTTTAATCCAGTTGGTGAAATCACGCCCAACGCCGAGAAAGGCATGTAACCTTTTAGCGCTGACCATCGGGGTTATGTGGTTGCCAATATTGCCCTGAGTGATCGGGATGATCTGATGTAGCTGACTCATCTTGCCTCCCCGTTGCGCAGATCGCTGATAAAAGGGAGATTGCTCAGAACGCGAACATAAAAGTCAGGGCTCAACCAGAGGGCATAGGCAAAAACCAACTCCTGAGAGGCGAAAGTACCCTGTAAGACTCCACCGCGAATAACATGCAACTTTTCCCAACGTTCACCAGGGAGAGCATTTAGAATTCTTTTTGCAGTTAGCGTCCTGAGATAAAACGCAGGTTTTTTGGACGCAGACCCACCTGAAGCCTTATGAATATCATTGAGACTATAAAGATTTGGTTCGAATGAGTTGATTAAACATCCATCAACAACAAGATAAGAGTCTTTTTTGGGCGTAGCAGTGCCCATAACATGATGATTGCTCATATTCTCTCCATACTCTGATTGTTGCGAAGGGCCTGCACGCCCTTTTCGCTTGCACTTTCCGACATTACTGCCATAACGACCAATATTCAACCCACAGCTGGACATATAACCACCTCTTTTTTATATGCCGTTATGGTTATCTCAACTTTTCCCTTCGGTACTATCGGTCCCCATTCCACCAGCATGCGCTTAATCTGGCTGTCGTCTTCCCAGACACCCGCATGCGTCAGCGCGTCAAACAGGGCTTTGTTGTAATTATCGATATCCCGGCGGCGCGCATCCGGCGGGTACAGAGTGATTTCTACCGCTGCCAGTTCAGTCGATGGCTTCGGGAGACGTCGTAATTGCTCAATGATCGCCACGCAGGCAGCGCTCTGGTATTTACGGCCATCAGCGCTAATGAGGTGACGACCGGCCAGCGGCCCCTTGTTAGGGGAGCGCCAGTAAGTGTTCACGCTCGGAGGAAAAGGCAGGATCAATTTCACGCGGCCTCTCCCCGCATATTGCGAACAAGTTCAGAAGCGGCAGTAATGATTTCGCTGGTGGCCGTTCGTTCCAGCCAGAGTTGATTGATGTTGGCTTTCAGCTTGTTCTGCTGTGAATCATCCAGCATGTCAGCGCCATCCACCTGATCGAATACAATTCCAACCTCCAGCGGCCAGATACGGGACTCGGGAAGCGGATCCGCTACTGGTTTAGCTTTCTCACGGATGTGCATGCGGATCTGGCGAATATTGGACCAACTGGAAACATCCAGGCTTCCCATAGCTGCAATGAAATCAGTACTGTTCATGCCATATTCACCAGATGCTTCAAGGGCAACAGTCCGAATACGTTCCGACATATCCAGGTGCGCAGCAGCGTCATCGAATTCAATCGACAACAGCCACTCATCCACACCGAACAAAATACTCTCACGAATAAGCAGCTTCGCTTTGTCGATCGTTAATGGTGATACCTGAGTGAATTCCGGTGCTTCGACAGAATCCGCCGCCCAGGTATGCCCAAACTTCGATTCACTGAATGTGTATTCTTCTTTATCGCCGAACGCAGCTCTAACGCATGCCCACGCCTCTACACCGCTGACATCAAAAATATCTTTCTGGGTGAGTGGCAACTCTACTTCTGGCTTGTCAGCTACAGATGGTGTGGCAGTTGCAGGTTGAGACTTGCTGACAGCAAATTGCGCCAAAGTCATAAACGCCTGCCCTTTTGCCTCCAGTTCTGTACGGTTGATATAGCTGAACCGCTCACCACGCCATGACTTATCGAATACAGCTATGGCACCGGCAAAAAACGCGCTGGTGGGCTTCTGTTTTTCGTCAGCAGGTACAAACCACACAGGCAGATCGAACCCAATGCGCCCGCGAATGAATACAATGTGATCGGCATCTTCCGGCCACCACGTTTCACTCGGCGCGGCTTTTATCAGGAATACATAGCGACCGCCCTTTTCGCGCTGGGCTGCTGCGTACTTCATGATGTGCGTCATACCAGTGATCGCCTGATTCTCGTGGTACTGCGAACGGCTATACGGTGGGTTGCCATAACCTGCACCACCTAGTTCTGCCAGACGTTCAGACCAATCCTGGGTCAGCGCGTTATCTTCGGCGGTGTACCATGCCGGGCATTTCGCGTTGTCGTCGTCAGCAAACAAGTCCAGAACTAATGGGCCAAATAACGCGTTGATCCCCCAGAAAAGCAGATCAGGTGTCCTCCACTGATCTCCAACTTCTTTCAATTCGTGAGCTGGTTTACTGCGCAGTTCAGCCAGCGCCTGGCAATACTTATTTGGCATCATGAGCGGAACCCCGAATTTTCTGGCAGTGAATAGTCAACATTTTGGAAGTTTGCGCGGCTGGCTGAGTTAGTCGCCCATTTACCGTTAACGCGTTCAGGTCGCCCAGCGGCAGACCATTTGGTCGCGCTTTGCAGGTAACCGGGGAAGTTTTTTGGAATAAACAGAGTTGCCGGGCGGAGGTATTGAGCCTGCTCGCTATCACGCCAATCAGCGTTTTTGTAATCCACCACAAGGCACAGATCATCAACAGTGAACTGTTCCCGCAGACGGGCGCGAATGTTCTCCAGCGACGTGCTGCATACCTGGTAGCGTGAACCAGTTGTCTGGTTCAGGTAAGACAAAACCTGTCTGGCCTGATCAGTAATCACAACCTCAGGGTCGGGTTGCGCCGCAACCGGACAAGAGGGTTTTGAAGTTACTTGTGGATCTTGTTTTGATTTTACTGACGGATCCCCGCCAGATTCTGACGGGTCAAAACCTCCGTTTTTGCCAGATTTCGACGGGTCAGTTTTTGAGGCGTCAAATTTTGATGCGTCAGATTTTGACGTGTCAGAATCTGACAGTTGAGAAAATGCGGCAGCCTGAAGTTTCGCCACATTCAGTCGGTACACGTTCGACGCATTACGGTTACCATTACGGCGCTGTGTACGCGTGAGCCAGCCATCTTTTTCAAGCTTTGCGATTGCCGTTCTGATAGTGCTCGGCCCAGCGCCAAGCTGGCGAGCAATAGTTTCAATAGACGGCCAGCACACGCCCTCATCGCTGCTGAAATCAGCAAGGCGAGCCATGATCGCGACACTAGACAACTTCATGCCCGACGCCGCGCAACCATCCCATACGTAGCCGGTTAATTTAGTGCTCATGATCGTCCGTTATCTCCCTGAACTTTTGCCTGAATTGCTCAAGTGGGCTGAAGCATTCGTGCAGGTAGCCATCACGCAGATAGATAACGCGCTGTGTTTCTGGCTCCCAGCGGATAACACGGACTGGCACTCCACGGTGGTCTTTGAACCTTCGGTTAAGTTCGCGCACAGGCGTTTTGCCCTCCGGTTGTAGACCCCCACAATTGAAACCGCCCTACTGTGGTTACACGGAACCCAGCGGTTTGATAATCTGCGTTCATACCGAAACAACGGAGTACCCGAAACCGGGATCATCCTGAGTTGCGGTAGACGGTTAAAAGCCGTTAAACTGCTCATGCGGATTATTTCTCCATACTCGAAGAGTTGTTCGCCAAGGCGCCCGGAGCTGCACACTCGCGGGCGTCACTCTTTTCTGCGACACAAAAAACTCGATAAAGAAGCGCTACGTGCTCCTGGAACTTCGCGATAACCTGATAGCTGTTTTCCTCAATCTGAGCGCGCTCATCTGCGTCAATTACCCCATCAGCCGTGGCTTTACGTACAAAATTAGAATGACGGCCTATCCATTCGATGGACTCCATCAGGCGCTGGTTGATATCGGCGTTATCCAGATCATCAACATCTGCCAGCGGTACAAATACGCCCTGAGAATGGCGCGCAACGGCATCAGCTATATGAGTTGAACCACCAGCACGTTGTAAAACCATTGCCCAGCCCAGTGGGAAGATCTGGTCGCCGTCAACACGAAGGCGGTTAAACAATGCGTTCTCTGTCACACCCAACCATTCCGCCGCCTCAGCATATCCACCAGGCAGATCGGTAATCGTTTTTTTAATCGCTACCACCAGCCAGGAAGGCTGACGCTCGACTTTCCAAATAGGTTCGTTACCCACGGCTCCTCCCTTCTTCCTGTGGTTTGAGTTTTACTGAAGCTTCGCTACGCTTTTCGTAAAGGTCGGGATGGAAAACCAATTTCCCCCCAGTCCGATAGGCTGCTTCTGCTGCACGTCCTTTCGGGATTAGGCGACCAGTTCTATTACGCCACTGGTAAACGGCCTCGCTTGTGATTCCAAAAAATTCGGCAACTTTCTCAGTACTGCCGAAGTAGTTTTCAATATCATCGGTTGTCATAACGCCTCCTTAGCTAAGTTTGATTAGATATTAATAACCAATCTAACTTTGGTCAATAAAAACTAAGATTGCTTAGCCTTTTAATTTTTTATGGTGTTCAAATGGAAACTGTCGGTCAGCGCATCAAAGCTCTCAGGCGTGTAACCAAAACTTCGCAGAAAGAACTTGGTAAGTTCTGTGGTGTTAGCGATGTGGCGGTTGGGTATTGGGAAAAAGACATTAATGTGCCAGGCGGTGAGTCACTTTCGAAACTTGCAAAGTATTTCAACACATCAATTGATTACATACTCTATGGTACTGAATTTGAAGGAAATCTGATAACCAAGATGCGAAGGATTCCAGTGATATCTTGGGTTCAGGCTGGACAGTTTACAGAATGTAAAGCAGCAGAAGTTTTCAGTGAAGTAGATAAGTGGGTAGAAACATCACTCAGGATAGGTGATAGCTCCTTTGCATTGGAGGTCAAAGGTGATTCGATGACAAACCCTAATGGTCTTCCGACAATCCCTGAAGGGGCAACAGTCATAGTGGACCCTGATGCAGAGCCACTTAATGGAAAGATAGTCGTAGCCAGACTTGATGGGACAAACGAGGCTACTGTAAAAAAACTAGTCATCGATGGGCCTCAAAAGTTCTTAGTTCCCTTAAATCCACGCTATCCAAACATTTCAATAAACGGTAATTGCCTGATCATTGGAGTTGTCAAAGGCGTTCAGTACGAGCTTTAACCCACCTCTAACCTTCCTCTTAACATCAAGCTAAGAATAGTTTGGTGTTTTTTCTTGATCTAATGGCTAAGTTAAGTTAGATTTCATTCATCAGCAGCGAACAGGCAGGACGCCCACGAAGTAGCCGCCGGTGGCATAAGAATAACCGGATGATTCGCAGGCAACAAAAAAGCGCCCATCGGACGCTTAGCTCTTTAACAATCTGGATACCCCAACCAAAGTAATTGTTTATTTACTTGGTGGCGCAGGAGGACGCGGTTGTGTAGGTACGTGTCCATGCCTGTCTGGATGAGGAGATGAGTGGTCCATCAGTAAAATCTCATCCTTTAGGTGCTGGTGGTCTGGGTTTCGGGGGACGATGGTTAGGAATTATCGGCACGGGTTTTGACATCTTTTTTCACCTTTTTTGTTCGGGGCAGGTCACCCGCAATCCAGGCAATCACGCTGTGTATGAATGATATTTCAGAATCATCATTACGTCCCAGAGCGATGCAGGTTCGCTTAAATGCAGCATCTTGCAGCGACCGCCAAGGGTTACTGTCGGCATCCTGGATCTTCAGATATCTGGCTCTTAGTTCATCATCAGGAAGAATTGAGAATTCAACAAGTAAACGCTTGTATTGCCTCATTTGCTCCTTAGATAACCCCGCTTCTTGCCCAAATTGATAAACCAGCTGAAGTACAGACAGAACGGCAACAGAAACACCAAAAATAAACATATTGCTGAATGGAGCAAAGACAGAAAAGCCCAAGACGATAAGGATAAGGGTAATGCTTTTATCTATTCGGTTCAGAAGGGTGTAATTCATTTTTTCAATGAAATACGAATAGTTGATATCAAACTCCAAATCGTCCCGGTTCATATAACACCTCAGTCTTCTTTTGGTGGAGCCGGTGGCCTTTGCTGAACCGGCATGTGCTTCTCTTCGTAATCAAGATATTGCATCTCAGTTCCTTATGACTATTGGGGGTATCCAGATTATCGCATTCCTGACTGTTGGGGAATAGCAGGATCCACCGCGCCTGATGTGGTTAAAAGCAGGCCAAAGCAATAACAAGTAACTCCCTGTTCTGGCGGCCCGGTGTTTTCCCGTGTATTTCCGGTAACCGCCAGCCTTTTTCAGGGAACAACGACGAGAGCATTGACGAGCAAGGCATAAGTGCTGGTTCGATTCCAGACAGTCCCATTCAGTTGGGAGGGTTGGGCAGGGAAAAGGTTCGTTCGATTCGGACACCGGCAGTGTTCTCTTCGTTGTGGTGAATTGCAGTCCATCGAGACAACCAGAAGATAAGCATCTGGCGCCACAACCTTATTGCTGTGTGTAGTCTTGGCGGTACCAGGGTCTTCAACCTTATACAAGGGGGACGAAGATAATGTTCTACCTCGTTACCGCCCTTTTTACGCAACAGAAAAGGGCATCACCGGGCGACGGGCTCATAACCCAATCCACCCGGGCAAAAAGAAAGCGGTCTCTCAAGCCGCCGACCAATGCAGGTGCCCTTCTCTGTTGTGTATGGAGAAAGTTCGGCGGTTGCAGCCGCCTTAACTTCGTGTATGGACTAAAACCTTGTGCAGAGGAAAGTTAAATGAAATTACCTAAGTTCCATAACGCAATCGTGTACCGCGCCACACTACCTAGCATTGAAGCTATCGAGGGGCATCTGCTTGAACTCCCCTACTCCGAGATTGGTGAAACTGAGTTTTCACGCGCCTCTTTTGTGCCAAACCCGATCACTGGCGAATTGGTCACCCCAATATCAGGTGGGTATGCCATCGTGATCCGCCATGATCAGAAAATCATTCCCCAGCATGTTGTTTTGAAGGAAGCCGCAGCACGGATCCAAAGAATCGAAGATATGTCCGGGAGTAAAATCAAACGTATCGAACGATTAGCAATTATCGACAGCGTCCGAGTTGACCTGTGTAAACGGGCATTTGTTAAATCAACGCTGATCCTTGCGTTGTACAGCACCAACGAAAAGCTATTAGTGGTCAATACGACCAATAAAAATATTGCCGGTATGGCTGTGGCTATGCTGGTGAAAGTTGTCGGTTCCGTTAAAACAGAAACAATCAACATTAGCGATATTAAGAACGGTTTAACTACGCGGTTGAAAAACTATATCAATGGCGTGGCCAATGCTTTTGAAGGGTTTACCGTCGGCAATTATATCCAGCTGTCCCGCCTTGCCGATCAAAAGGAAGTTATTCGCTACTCAGCTGAACACGACTCAATTCAAAGCGAGCTAGTTGATAGCCTTAATAGCGGCTTTACCGCTGATAAAATGGAGCTAGCAGGATGCGGTGTATCGTTCATCCTCACCGAAAATTTCCATTTTTCGCGCATCAATACCCAAGCCCAAACATTCAACGATGAAGATGATAAAGCATTTCAATGGCGCCATCAGGCCGGGACGGATCTACTCCAATTCAGCAAAGTAGTAAACCTGATGTGTGATCTTCTTTCGTACAAAGAAGAACAGCCACAAAAACCCGCAGCCTAATACCCCAGACCGTAATTAACCCATGTCATGGGTTGGGTTGCTGCACGCTAAATTTAGCAATTCATTAATTTAATAGCGCGGTGCAGCGCGCCAATATGGAGAAAACCATGAGCTACATTCAGACATTATCCGGCAAACATTTTAATTACCTCGATATCCAACAGGACGATATCGTGATCGAGGGTATTGCTACCGCGTTGTCTCATATCTGCCGTTTTGCAGGGCATCTTCCTGAGTTTTATAGCGTCGGCCAGCATAGCGTTTTAACCAGCCACCTCGTTCCGCAGGAGTTTGCATTAGAAGCACTGCTTCATGATGCTGCTGAAGCCTACCTGCAGGACATCCCCTCCCCGCTTAAGCACCTGCTTCCGGATTACCAGGTGATCGAAGCTCGCGTGGATGCAGCCATTCGGCAGAAGTTCGGCCTACCGACGGAACAACACCCAACTGTGAAATATGCCGATCTGGTGATGCTCGCCAGCGAACGCCGCGATTTTGAGATTGACGAAGGTTCCATTTGGCCATTCCTCGAGGGAGTTGCCCCAACGGATTTATTCATTATCAACCCAGTTCGTCCTGGCCAGTCATACGGCATGTTCATCAATCGCTTTAACGAGTTGATGGAGCCGCGCCAATGCGCCGCATGAAGGTAAAAGAACTCGTAGCGGAGGCGTTTGCCTCCGTTGCTGAATTGCCACCAAAACATGCGCCGCTTATGCGCGAAGTCGCCACCAGACTGGACGCTACGTTTGCAGCATTAAAAGAGTCTCTGGTGCAACTGGAACAGGAGCGTAAAGGTAAAACGCCATGACCGTATTTGAATATCTCCAGGCTCATCCGAATACCACCAGCGGTGAAATCGCCAAAGGTATGAACAAAAAGACACCCGCGGTCGCTGGCGCATTATCGCAACTCTATGGCACCGGCCGGATCGTGAAGTCTGGTGTTCGCAAGGGAATTCCAACATACCGTGTTAACGATATGCCGTTTGGGTGCAGTAACAGCCTAACAATGATGTTTAACCAGTTGTTGAACAGAGCCAGACAAGGATCAGCCCAATGACAGCACTAAACAAACAGGCGCTGCACAATGCCGACTGTTTCGACGTCTTCCCACAACTTGAAGACGGTACCGTTGATCTGGTTTGCGCTGATATTCCCTACGGTACCACCCAGTGTCGCTGGGATTCGGTGCTAGACCTGCAGGTTATGTGGCAGGAACTCTATCGCATCGCCAAGCCAACAGCGGCTATTGTGCTGTTTTCCGCTCAGCCTTTTACCAGCGTGCTGATTGCCAGTAACTTACGAGACTGGCGAGCGGAATGGGTATGGGAAAAAGGAAACGCCACGGGCTTTCTGAATGCCAAAAAGCAGCCGCTTCGCGCACATGAAAATATCGAGGTTTTTTACCGCCGCCAGCCGACCTACAACCCGCAGATGACCGATGGCCACACACGCAAGACCAGTAAGCGGAAGACCGTCAATTCAGAGTGCTACGGTAAGGCCCTGTCTCTGACTGAATACGATTCAACACAGCGGTACCCGCGAGATGTTCAGTTCTTCTCGAGCGACAAACAGACGGGAAACTATCACCCAACCCAGAAACCACTAGCACTGGTTCAGTATCTGATCGAAACGTACAGCAATCCTGGTGATACGTTTCTGGATTTCACAATGGGTAGCGGTACCGCGGGTGTTGCTTGTCAGCAGACTGGACGCAATTTTGTTGGCATTGAGAAAGACGCCACAATTTTCCAAACCGCATGCCATCGCATGGGAATTAAACAGGAGTATGCAGCATGACAACTAACAGCCACCCGGCGAACGGTCTTGTATCACTCGATCGCCTGTACCAGATACGCGAAATACTCAGCAAAGCAGCAAAACAAAGCGACGGCGGTAATCTCGGCTACGCAATGGCTGATGCTGTTAAGGTGATTGATGAGGTACTGGAGCTACGCCGTAACTATCTGGCGCTACGTGGTGAGATTGAGGACGTTCAGGCGCAACTCTACGAGGCTGAAAACCGGAATGAGGCCGACGCTACGGAGCTACAGGAGCGCCGCAAGGCTGATAGCGCGGAGCCTATTTACCAGTTATTTGACGCAGGCTGGTACGACACAAACAAAAGCACTTATTACGATGTGACTGGTGCTGGTATGAAAGGGCGAATTGTCTACGCCGCACCGCAGCAAGCGTCGTTAGTGCCGGATGAAAAGCCTATGCCAGAAGCGTCGAAAATGCATGCGATAGATGCTGTATCTGCAATCGCAGAAGTCAGGGGATGGAACGCCTGCCGCGCCGCAATGCTTAAAACAGCACCAAAACAGGAGAATATTTAACGTGAACAATTTAATGATCGACCTCGAATACATGGGCAAAAAACCGAATGCCCCTATCGTCTCCATTGGAGCCGTATTCTTCGATCCGCAAAGTGGTGAACTGGGTCAGGAGTTTTACACCGCCGTTAACCTTGAAAGTGCTATGGAACAGGGAGCTGTGCCGGATGGTGACACTATTCTGTGGTGGTTAAAACAAAGCCCAGAAGCACGATCAGCAATCTGTGTTGATGATGCTCTGCCAATATCGTCTGCCCTATCTGAACTGAGCCATTTCATTAATCGGCATTCTGATAACCCTAAATATTTAAAGGTTTGGGGCAATGGAGCTACTTTCGACAACGTTATATTGCGCGGTGCATATGAGCGTGCCGGCCAAGTTTGCCCGTGGCAATTTTGGAACGATCACGACGTCAGAACCATCGTCACATTAGGCAGAGTTGTGGGTTTCGATCCAAAGCGAGATATGCCATTCGATGGGGTTGCACATAACGCACTGTCCGATGCGCGACATCAGGCAAAATACGTGTCCGCAATCTGGCTGAAATTGATTCCGACCACCAGCAGCGAGCTTTAATTTCCCCAGGGTGCAGCCAGGGTAATGGATAAATAACCATGAGCAATATTTTCCAGTTAGCCCCCAACGAGTGGGTTTGTGAAAGCGTTCTTATCGCGGTTACCGGGCTCAAGCCCGGTACCATCCTCCGGGCCAGAAAAGAATGCTGGATGGTTGGGAGGGAGTATATCCACGTATCGCCTGACGGGAATCCTAAACCTTCCAGTGAGTGCATGTATAACAGAAAGGCTGTAGATGCCTGGGTCGCTTCAATGAAAAGCAAGCAGCCAGGGTGATTTGATGCCATGAAAAAGGTAAGCTCGTATCGCTCTTGGGCGTCTGGAGGTAACACCAATGGATAAAGTCACATATCCAACAGGCGTCGAAAACCACGGTGGCACATTACGCATCTGGTTTAATTTTAAAGGTAAGCGTGTCAGGGAAAGTCTCGGTGTCCCTGACACCTCTAAGAACAGGAAGATAGCCGGGGAACTGCGGACATCAGTATGTTTTGCCATCCGCACAGGAAACTTTGATTATGCAACCCAGTTTCCTGACTCCCCTAACCTCAAGGCTTTTGGTGTAAGTAAAAAAGACATTACAGTGAAAGAACTTGAAGAAAAATGGCTGGATCTGAAACGGATGGAAATCTGCGCGAACGCATTCAATCGCTATGAGTCTGTCGCAAGGAATATGGTGCCGAGGATCGGAGGTAATCGCCTGGTGTCAGCAGTAACCAAAGAGGAATTGCTGTATCTTAGGAAAGATTTGCTAACTGGTTACCAGAATCCGACGAAAAACAAAGCTACGGCAAAAGGGCGAAGCGTTGTTACTGTGAACTATTACATGACGACAATGGCCGGAATGTTTCAGTTTGCTGCAGATCACGGTTATTTAGAGGTGAACCCATTCGAGGGAATTAAGCCTCTGAAAAAAGCCAGGGCAGAACCAGATCCTCTGTCTCGTGATGAATTTATTCGCCTGATAGATGCATGCCGGCATCAGCAGACGAAAAACCTGTGGTCATTAGCAGTGTACACAGGAATGCGTCACGGGGAACTGGTCTCCCTGGCCTGGGAAGATATCGACCTGAAGGCGGGAACAATTACCGTCAGGCGTAATTATACGAAACTTGGTGAGTTCACTCTACCGAAAACCGAGGCAAGCACAGATCGAGTGGTGCATCTTATCCAGCCCGCAATCAGCATCCTGAAAAATCAGGCTGAGATGACAAGGCTGGGCAGGAAACATCACATTGAAGTTCAGTTACGTGAGTACGGCCGTTCGGTGAACCATGAGTGTACATTTGTCTTTAACCCGCATGTGGTCAGACGCAGTAAGCAGGTCGGATTTATCTACCGAGTCGATTCAGTAGGCGACTCATGGGAAGCGGCACTTAAGCGCGCGGGGATCAGACACAGAAAGGCGTACCAGTCACGACATACCTATGCGTGCTGGTCATTATCTGCTGGTGCAAACCCGAGTTTTATTGCCAGTCAGATGGGACATGCGAGCGCGCAGATGGTGTTCAATGTTTACGGTGCATGTATGGCTGACAGCAGCGCAGAGCAGATCGCAATGCTGAATCAGAAGCTGGCAGATTTTGCCCCATTGATGCCCCATAGCCACGTGAACAGTACAGGAGGATTATTAAAATCAGTAAGTTAA